ATTTCGGTGAAGCCTGTAAAGATCTTATGCGTAAGTATTTCTTTTACGGTAAGAGATCTGATAACCGTAAGCTGCGTATGTCTAACATAGGTAAGACTGATAGATACCTATGGAACCACTACAACAACGTAGGGCCAACTGAGAAGATGCAGTCTCACACCTTAGTCAAGTTCATGTACGGACACTTGATTGAGGAAATGCTGCTTCTGTTTGTACGTCTAGCTGGTCATACAGTTACACATGAGCAAGCATACGCTGAAGTACAAGGTATCAAAGGCAGCATGGACTGTAAGATAGATGGTGTTGTGACTGACGTTAAGTCTGCTAGTACCTACGGGTTCAAGAAGTTTAAGGACGGTTCTTTAGCTTTTGATGATCCTTTTGGCTACATAGATCAGATCAAAGGATACGCTAGGTCTGAAGGTGAGACTAAGGTAGGCTGGCTTGCTATGGATAAGGCCAATGGTCACTTGACATTCTTGAAGTATGACTTGGAGGATGAAGAAGCACCAGCCTACCCTGTTCTAAAGAAAGACATTGAAGAACGTATACTACATATCAAAGAGATGGTGCAGAAGGAAGAACCACCTGAGCTATGCTATGAGACTGTCCCAGACGGTAAGTCAGGCAACATGAAGCTGGCTATGGGCTGTTCTTACTGTCACTTTAAGCATTCTTGCTACCCTAACCTACGCGCCTTTGCGTACAGTTATGGCCCTAGATACTTAACGGAGGTGGTAAATGAGCCTAAAGTCCAAGAAATACTCTAAGAGTGTATATAGGTCTGGACTTGAGAAGAAGTTCGCTAAACTTATGCCTAAAGGCAGGTTCTTATATGAGCCATATGATATACCTTATGTTACACATAGGAAGTACAAGCCTGACTTTGTAGACAAGAAGACAGGTGACATCATAGAGACTAAAGGCTTCTTTAGATCAGGAGATACACAGAAGTATACTGCTATCCGTGATATGATAGCACCTACTAAGTTAGTATTTGTACTGTCTGACCCTAACAAGAAAGTTAGGAAAGGTTCTAAGATAACTATGGGACAGTGGTGCGCTAAGGAAGGATTTGATTTTTACACACTAGATGAGTATGCAGATCATGTCATTAACAATGGATGAGATAAGAGAGCGTGTATTAACACGATACGATATAGATGACTTGCTTACATTGCTGGATGTTACAGCGGAAGAAATAGTAGACAGGTTTGAAGATAAGTTTATTAACAGGCTTTCTTTGTTTGAGGAAGAACTAGAAGGCCAGGAAACAGACAAATGGAGCGACGATGAAGACGATTGATGATGCTACACCGGAGGAATGGAATAGTTTACGCAAAGGTTTTAGATGGCCTTATGAGGCTGTAGAAGACGATGCTGTAAACGAACACCCTAGGTTTGCTGAAGCTGCTATGACAAGTAGTTATGACCCAATAAATAAGCCAGCGCACTACAATACTGGAGGTGTAGAATGTATAGATGCTATGGAAGCTATGCTAACAAAGGAAGAGTTTATAGGATACCTGCGTGGTAACTCCTTCAAATACAGATGGAGGATGAATCATAAAGGCAGAGCAGTACAAGACCTAAAGAAAGCACAGTGGTATGAAAACAAACTGCTAAGTATTATAGAGAAAGGAACAAGCAATGATAAGTAAAGTAGGTAAGCAGGACTACTTAGGAATAGAGATTGATTACTCTAGGGAAGATGATCTTAATACTTTTTCTACTGAAACATTAAAAGATAGATACTTATGGGAGGATGAAACTCATGCACAAGAAGCCTTCGCAAGAGCCTCAGTCTATGGTGCAACGTATCAGGGCTATACTGACTACGATCTTGCACAGCGACTTTACAACTACTCTAGCAAGAGCTGGTTTGGTTTTAGCACTCCTATACTTAGCAACGGGGGAACCACTCGTGGTTTACCTATTAGCTGCTTTCTCAATTATGTTCCTGATTCGCGTGGCGGTCTATCTTCTCATTATGATGAAAACATTTGGCTTGCTAGTGGAGGTGGAGGCTTGGGTGGATACTGGGGTGATGTTAGAAGTAACGGCGTTTCTACTGCTAACGGTAGTCAGTCTACTGGTAGCATCCCATTCATGCATGTAGTAGACAGTCAGATGTTAGCCTTTAATCAAGGCGTTACTAGGAGAGGTAGTTATGCAGCGTATATGGACATCAGCCATCCAGAGATTGAAGAATTCATTGCTATGCGAAAGACCACTGGTGGAGATCTTAATCGTAAATGTCTTAATCTACACAATGGTGTTAACATTAGTGATGCATTTCTCAGGCGTGTAAAGAATGATGAGAACTGGAGACTTATAGACCCTAAGTCTAAGCAGGCTATCAAGACTGTATCAGCTAGGGATCTATGGTGGCAGCTACTGCACACTAGAGCAGAGACAGGTGAACCGTACATTGTAAACATGGACAGGTGTAATGAAGCACTGCCTGAGTCTCAGAAGGATCTAGGCTTAAAGATACGCCAGAGTAACCTATGCTCAGAGATTACACTACCTACAGGTGAAGACCGTACAGCAGTCTGCTGCTTGTCAAGTGTTAATTTAGAGTACTTTGATGAATGGAAGGATCATCCTATGTTCATTGCTGATCTAGTTACTATGCTGGATAACATCATTGAACACTTTATTGAGAATGCTTGTGGGCGTATAATTAGGTACGCCGATAATAGAAAACCATATGGGGCTACCTATGATGAATTTGATGTACAAGAAGGTAAAGAAGGTTTTAGAAAAGCCGCTTATAGTGCATATAGAGAACGCGCAATTGGCCTTGGAGCAATGGGGTTTCATAGTTACTTACAACGTAATAGCATTCCTTTTGAGGGTATGTACGCCTCCTCCTTCAATAACAGAGCTTTTAAACATATCAAAGAGCAGGCCAGTGAAGCAAGTGCGTTTCTTGGGGAGCTACGCGGCGAAGCACCTGATATGGCTGGTAGTGGTCTGCGTAATTCTCACCTTCTTGCTATTGCTCCTAATGCCTCTAGTAGCATTATATGCGGTGGAACGTCTCCTTCAATTGAGCCAACAAGGGCTAACGTATTTACGCACAAAACGCTGACAGGTTCATACAAGGTACAGAACAAGTACTTAATGGAACTGCTAGAGTCCAAAGGTATTAACAATGAAAAGACTTGGAAAGCTATTGCGGCTGCTGAAGGTTCTGTGGCAGAGCTTAATGGACTTACTGAAGATGAGAAAGATGTATTCAAGACTGCACCTGAACTGAATCAGATATGGATCATAGAGCACGCATATCAACGTCAGAAGTATGTATGCCAGGCACAGTCTGTGAATCTATTCTTTAACCCACCACCAGCCACAGCAGAACAGGAGGTACATGATGAGTATCTGGAGTATGTTAACAGTGTACATTGGACAGGAGCTAACAAGCTCAAATCTATGTATTACCTGCGCTCTACAGCAGCTAGAAATACAGAGAATGTTAACATTAAGATACCAAGAATTAACCTTGAAGACGGGGAGTGCCTAAGCTGTGAAGGATGACCACCCAATATATAGAGCTATGTTTTATATAGATGAGCTAAAGAAAGCAGTAGACTGGCCTTCTTACTTAGAGTACTATAGAGAGCAGGACAGGGATATAGCTACCTACTCAGGCTTCTGTGCTCAGATGTGGGCTAACTACATGAATGATGAGGTAAGAAGGAAGGCACCTTTGACTTATGCGCAATACATTACAAAATACAATAGTTTGTTAAAGGAAGGATACAATGATAGATACAAAGATAGCAGCACTTAAAGGTTACTATAGTTCTCTTATAGATATACACAAGTCTGAACTACAGGTGTACTTAGATAACCCTGTAGGCATAGGTGAGCACAGTAATTTAGTTGATACAATGGATATTTTGGTGGGTAAGATAGCTGAAGCAGAAGATAAACTAATAGTACTGGAAACACACTTCAGTGAGTAATATAATTAAACTAGCACCGGATGCTGCAAGTGCAGATGATATATTAGAGGATGCTATAGGTAGTTTTAAGGAGCTTCTTATTATAGGCTGGGACAAAGATGGGGATTTCCTTAGAGTTATGACAAGTTCTACACTAAGCAGTGCAGATAGCTTGTACCTAATGAAACTATTTGAAACAGCGTTAATAACTAACGTACTACAGGACGCATAATGACTGAAGATTTAGTAGCAAAAGTAAACCTTTGGAGTATGTCCAGAGGTATCATAAACAACAGCACACCATTGGCACAGTTTGCAAAGCTAGTGTCTGAGGTAGGTGAGCTAGGGGATAACATAGCCAAGCAGCGTAACGTAGAGGACGATATAGGCGATTGCTTGGTAGTACTTAACACGCTGGCTGTCATGTTTGATACGTCCTTAGAACGCTGCCTAGAGGTAGCTTACGATGATATTAAAGACCGCAAAGGTCACATGAACAGTGAAGGTATATTTATTAAAGAAGGAGATGTGGCATGAGCCTACTAGGAACAAGAGATTACTACAAACCATTTGAGCATCCTTGGATGTTTGACTACTACTCACAGCAGAATCAGATGCACTGGTTCCCAGAGGATGTGCCTCTACACAATGATGTAAAGGACTGGCAGACTATGACTGCTGAAGAGAAGAACCTACTTACACAGATCTTCAGACTGTTTACACAATCAGATGTAGATGTTAGCTCTGGTTATGTAGATAGATACATGAAGATCTTTAAGAAGCCTGAAGCCCGTATGATGATGGGAGCCTTTAACAACATGGAGTCCATACACCAGCACGCCTACAGCCTACTACTAGACACCGTAGGGATGCCAGAGGTGGAGTATAAGGCGTTTGCAGACTATGAGGCTATGGCAGACAAGCATGAGTACATAGACTCTGTAAAGGTCGCTAAAGGCGATAAGAGAAGCATTGCTAAGGCACTTGCTGTGTACTCCGGGTTTACTGAAGGATTACAATTGTTCTCTAGCTTCATTATCCTACTAAACTTCCCAAGGTTTGGTAAGATGAAAGGCATGGGTCAGATCATTACATACAGCATTAGAGATGAATCACTGCATGTAGAAGCAATGACCAAGCTGTTTAGGGAGTTCATACAAGAGAACATAGACATCTGGGACGATGAGTTCAAGGCTGATATCTACCAAGCCTGTAGAGAGATGGTAGACTTAGAGGATAGATTCCTGGATCTAGTGTTTGAACAAGGTAATATTGAAGGATTGACTAAGGCAGAGATGCAGAAGTACATCAGGTACATTGCTGACCGTAGACTGCTACAGCTAGGACTGAAGCCTAACTACAATGTCAAAGATAATCCTCTGGATTGGCTGGATGATGTACTAGGTGTAGAGCATCAAAACTTCTTTGAAGGCAGAGCTACTACATACATGAAGGCTGGTATGCGTGGGGACGTTGGTAAGGTTAAGTTTGCTGATGTAGCATAAGGAACTAGGGGGCATTGCGCCCCCATTGTTTCTACATTCCTAGCTTAATACTATCCTTAGCTTCCTCTCTGTCCTTCCATTCTTGGTTTTTCTCCATACCTCCTCCTAAGAAAGTAAAGTAAGCTTTTCCTAGTACTGGTATATTTTTAGCTGCTCTATCAAGTTTTTCAGGATCTCCACTAAGTGCTCCTACAGTAGTGTCGATTACACCAACAGCAGCAGGCATTATCTGAGAAACTACAGCCTCCGCTGGCTTACCTTCAGCAAGATACTTGTCTATAGTGTATCTGTTTAGAAAAGCTGTGGACATAATGCTGTTTAGTATGTTGTCTGCATAGGCTGTAGGAGTAACTGATCTTTCATCCCCTCCAGATAAGTAATAATCTCTTACCGTAGCAACAGATCCATTACCTATACCCATGATTGCACCGTACCGCGCTAAGTTACCTACTCCTTTTAGTCTGGTAGCTTTGTCTTTAGACCTTATGTCTTTAATAGCTGTGTTTCTAACTAAGTCTAGCTGCTTAATCATGTATGTCTTTAAGCTATAAAAGATTCTACCATTCTCCATTGTTAAGTACTTTTCAGGTAGCTCAGATAAAGCTATAGGCTGAACATCTGCTAGGTCATTCCATATTAAAGTCTTAACCCTGTCAGTTATTTGCTTACTTCCTAGTTCTTCAATAAGAGCACCTGTTTCATTTCCAAACACTTCACCCCATTGCTTTTCTAAAGCAGCCCTACCTTCTGAATTAGTAGCCATCTTCTGATACTTAATTAAAGATGAGTTAATAACAGCGTTCTTACCTATTCTATCTACAGTTTTGAACCCAGATAGTCCTAGTGTTTTATCTAGTAATTTACTTAAGCCACCACCGCTGTTCATTTCAGCAGCTACATTGTTTATAATACCTATGTCTTCAGCGTCTAGTTGTTTGCCTTTGAAACCTTCAAATACATTTCTAAAACCATTAAGATATACAGCACTACCTACGTCACCTAACTGCACAGCCGCAGAGTCTATTTGAGCAAGTAAGCTCATGTACTGTAAGTCTCTACCAATAGAGGTAACTTTACCCATCTTTAAGTCTTCACCATCAAACCTAGCTGATATAAGGTTTTGTAGATCATTCATAGCATCTTGAGACAGGTTACTTGTTTCCCTAGCTATTAAAGCACCAGCGGAAGAATTGTAATCCAAGTCATCAGATCCTTCCTTTACCCTGCCATCTTTACCAAAGAACCTTCTTTTCTCTACTTCTTGTACAGCTTTGTTTAAGTACATCTGTAAAGACTCAGGAGCAGAGTGGTAAAACCTTTGTAAGTTTTCTTCTAAGAAAGGAATTTCTCTAGTAGCTTTAAGTCTTTGCATACCTGTAGGTGTAGGTCTATAACCCATCAAGACTTTATTTATTGTGTCAGCTTCTTCCTCTGCTGAAAGAACGTATTGCTTTTTATCACCTTTTGTTTTACCTATACGCACACGTTCTGCTTCTAAGGCTTTAGTAATATAGCTTTTAGTTTTAGTTCCCAGAGCTTGCATAAGTCCTTCACGGTCTTTAACTGACCTAGGAAAGTAATCATCTTGGAACCTTACTTTAACTCCTGCTTCCTGTAGCTCATCAAACATACTTCTTAGAGTATTGTTGATCTTAGGTAATGTACTTGCAAGCTCAGGAAAGTATTCTTCTGCAATCTGTGTAGCTTTAGCGTAGTTGTTGTTAAACAAAGCATTCTCTAAAGCAATCCAATTAGGATTACCTGCTTTAGACTGCCTCATACCTACGTTAAAGAAGTCTACAAACTCATTAGATAGTTCTCCTTTCCTTTGATGAACCTTACGGTCTACTTCTCTTAGAGCTACCATGAGAGGCTTACTATACTCTCCTATGCGTGAGCTAATAGGTCTAATGATAGCGTCTACCTTTCTGCCTATTACACTTTGATTGTACAAAGGATTATCTATTTGCTTTAGTATCTCATCAGCGTCACCTTTAGCGGGTATAGTCCAAGGTCTATCAGCGTCAGCCATAGCAGTAAGTACTTGCTTATCAGTCAAGCCTAAGTTTGCTTTTACTAAAGGAAGTATCTCATCGTCAGTTCTACCTGCAACCACTAAACGCGCTGCTTCTTCATCCATCTTAGTTATAACATTGTTAGCAGCATCAGCAGACTTTTGAACATCTGTTCTACTATCAAATACTTTTGTTATAGCCTTAGCTGCATTATCCATTCTAGTTTTAGCTTGAGAAAGCAATTGAGTCTTAGGAGCCTTTTGTATTAACTGGCCTCCTCTTGTTATAGCAGCAGGTAAGACAACACCAGCTACAGTGTACCCAGCTAATGTAGCAGCATCGAATTCATTCTTAGTAGCCATTGATCCAAGACCAGCAGTAAAACCTACGCCTCCACCAATAGCAGTCATAGCTTTTAGACTTTGCCCTACAGGTAATGCAGTAGTAGGATCAAGCAATGCTTTAGTTATTGAGCCTACTCCAGAGGCAACAGCATCTACACCAAATATCTGTTGTTTTGTAAGTGTATCAGCGTGTTCTTCTTGTACGCTTGCTTGTTTTTGAGACGCAGCTAGTTGTAGTCTTTCATCGTAGGTTAAAGCCTCGACCTCCTCGCCCATACCTACTCTCATTGTAGGCAGTAAGCTACCTTCCTCAAAGGAAATACTTACAGCAGCTTGAGGCAGAGCAGCGTTTAGTACAGTATTAAAGTCTGATATTAAATTACTGCCTTGGTCAAATGCTAAGTGTGCTTCCTCCATAAAGGTAGGAGCTTCAGTCTGAGAACGTAGTACTGCTAGTGCTCTGTCTTCTAGTTCTTTCTCTGCGTAAACCTCATCACCTTCAGCAAATCCTGGGATGTCTTGCATAAAAGCATCTAAGTTTGGTTCTACAGGGTCTACTAATTTATAACGTCTACCTGTTGTTTCTTCTTGAGCGGGTTCTACTAATTTATATTTTGCCACCTACTAATCCTCTGTTACAACATCGCCAACTTGGAACTCACTAAAATCAGGGTCATTATCTATCATATCTTGAGTGACTACTATTTTTCCTTTATCAGAAGCAGGAGCAACAGGAGCACTGTTTACAAAATCATTTAAGTTTGCAGGTCTACTAAAAGTAGCATCACGGCCTATTGGGTTATCTATTAACTTACCCATGTCTTCAACAGCACCACGCATTTCATCTTGAACTGTTGTTCTGTTTGCTTTTGATCGAGCTTCAGCAAGATCCATTGCAGTAGATTGAAAAGTAAGTTTATTAAGTCCTTTCAGTTCTTCAAAGTCGCCATGAACACCTGTAGAAATACCGGGCCGCCAATCACTTTCTGACTCTTCTTTAAGTGCCTTCAGTACGTTTTCTAAAGATTTTTCAGTCCTACTGCTTCTTTGTACAGGCTTATCACCTTTGGCTTGTTTAGGTCTTAAAGGATTATTACTACCACCTTCAATCCACTGTTTACCATCCCATGAAGATAGTTTACCGTCAATAATAGCTGTAGGAACAGTAAGGCCGTCCTTATTGATAAAACCATCTAAATCAAAGTTAGTGCTGGTTTGCCCTCTTGTAAGGAACTTACCTACACCATTAAGCGTAAGTAAGTCATTCTCAAGCATTTGTTTAGCTATTTTTTTCCTCTCATCAGAAACATCAAAGGTATCTATTACTACAGTAGCTTTATCTACATTCTTTCTTTTTAATTGTTCGGTTTCTTCTCTTTTTACATAGATCCCAAAAAGTTTGTCATTTAATGCTTTAGAATCTTTTTCAAACAAACTCTTAAACCTTGAACTATCTGCATAACCTAAACTATTTACTAAATCTTTCTGACCTTCTAAGTCATCAGCAGCTACAGCCGCTGCTCTTTTTAGAGTACCTAAGTAAGTAGAGCCTTGTTCTGGAGTGTAAGTGCCATCTAAAACAAAATTAGCTGCTCCTATATCACCAAGATCAGCTAGTGCGTCAGCAATACTTTCAACTCTTTGTTCTTCTTTAGTTATATTAGCTAGTCTTTCTTGTTCAATCTTCTCTCTTTGAGCATCACCAGCCATTTGTCTTTGCATCTGAATAATTTGATTACTAATTTGAGCACGCGCATTAATGTCTGTTTCAAACTGTAAACGTGCTTTAGCTGCTTCTATAGCACCTTGTGGAGTAGTAGTATCTATACCTTGTTGAGCAGCCAGTATCTTTTCTTCAGGAGATCTCATGTCCACCCCAAGCAAACCACCAGCACTTCTAGTTAACAAGTCAGTAATATTACTACCGCCCATCAAAGGTTGACCTGTTGGGCCTACTCTGTTTACTGGATTATTTGTAAACAATCCTCTAAGTTGATCGCCTAATGCCATGTTATCTCTCCTTACTTAAAAAGCCAAGTAACGCATTAGCTACATTACCTGCTGTGCTACCCGCTGAACTAGCACTGGCACCAGCTACATTACCCTGTGCGTTTATCAATGAATTATACAGACCCGCTAGACCTTCCGTCCTAGTTTTTTCTGCACCAAGTCTTTCTGATAATCCAGACATACCAGCTTCAGCAAACAAACCAGCACCTTGTCGTTGAGCTACACTAGATAGGTTAGCTAAGTTAATAGCTGGTGTTAATGCACCAAGTAACTGTTGCTCAGGAATATACTGTAAACCTAAAGAAGCACCTATGTTACCTAGCTGTGCTTGCTGGAATGCAGCGGGTAAACTAGCAGCTTGAGAACCTAGCCCAAACATACCTGTAGCAGCAGCTAAGTCACTAGCTCTTTGTTGTTCAGCTTGACCAATGGATGCTAGAGAAGCTTGATTCATAGCTTCAGCCCTAGCTTTCTCCATAGCAAACTGTTCAGGGGAGCCACCAAACTGTGCTGTACGCAAGCCTGTACGTCCTTGTGCGGCTAGTCTTTCATTAAGTGCTATCTGTTGACGCTGTTCTTCAGGCATCTGTGTAGCTCTAATGCGGTCATATACATCCTGCTCTCTACCAGCAATACCTCCTTGAGCTTGCTTTAGTAGTCCCTGTACGCCTCCTAAAGCTTGACTCTGGATACCTGATACATCAGGAGCACCACCATAGCCGCCTGTTAAACCGCCTGTAATACCGGCTAATTGAGACTGTAGAGCCTGTTGCTGTGGAGATAAGGTAGTAGTGTAACCACCTTGAGGCCCAGCGGATACACCACCAAAACCTGTGCTAATACTGAACGGCTTAAATGCTGTATCTGCTTGTGCTTGACCACCTATACGCAAAGCTTCAGTTTGTGCTTCTTTACCTAAGCCTCGCATCTCATTAAGTGCGTCTATGCCTAAGCCAGTGCCTAATATCTGACCACCAGTGCCACCTAAGAAGTCACTTACACCACCTAGAAGACCACCAAGAAAATCTGTTCCTGCTGTATTGGTAGTGTTACTAATAAAGTTATTATTGTTCAAGAAATCTAATGCTTCTTGATCTGTCATTCCTAAGGATGCTTCTGCCATTGTTCTATCTCTCTATACTAATAATGTTGTTACTACTGAAGCTGCACCAGTTACTACTACAGTAATAACAAGCCAAGCAAGGCGATCCCACTTCTGTGCATGGGATGCAGCTAGTTCCTTTAGTTGTCTTAGCTCCGCTGAAGCTTCACCCCAGCGTTCACCACATTCTTTCTCATGTTGTGCTATGCGCTCTAAAGCCTCCATAGCTAATTCTAGCTGCGTACCTTGCTCTAGCTTCATTATTGTTTAGCCTTGCCTATGTTAAGTGCAATAATGTCAAGCCACTTGTATGCTTTAGATACTAAGTTGTCATCTGTCTGCGTTGGTGTTACTGCTGCTATAGCTGACGCTAGAGCCACAAGAGCAGTTGCAATGTTAAATGCGTCTAATATGTAGTTCATTTATGCCTCTGGATCATATGCGTTTGCAGCAGTTATGGCTGCGTTGACTGTAGACATATCCTCAGAACCCCAGTCTTCTAAGGCTACCATGTGCTCAAGATACCCACAGCTACGCAGAATACGTTCTTGCTTCTCAGTATTGGTCAAGTCGTTGCCAAACTCATTGCTTGAATCTAGGACGCTTTCAATTACGTTTACGCTACCTAGCATTACTGAGTAGTCTTGTGCGATTTGATCTGCTTCTCTAGTCATTTTTTTATCCTTCTAGTGCCGCTATGCGGTCTGTTAGTGCTGTGATTAGTGCGCTTTGTTCTTGGATTGCTTTGACTAAGATAGGTACGAACTTGCCGTACTGTAGACCCAACTGCTTGCCGTCTTCACCCAGCGATACCGTCAGGTTTTTCTTATCGGTAGCCTTATATCCAGCAGCTTCTTCAAGATCACGCACTGCTTGCGCCTTGAAGCCAATGTCCATCCAATCTTCTTTGTGAGTGCCGTCCGGTGTCTGAGCAGCAAGATCATAGTCATCAGCAGTCTTGTCGCCGTACTTAGATCGCTTGTCCCAATAGTAGGTGACAGGCTCTAAAGCTTTTACAAAGTCTAAGCCAAGGTCTAAAGCAGTGAAGTCAGTCTTGTCTCTTTCGTCAGAAGAAACTGTCCAATCTACCTGAATAAAACATTGTGAAATGTTTTCATCGCCAAGAACCATTGTGTTACTGCTGGCAGCAAACTGTCCACCGGGACTGCCTGATCGTCCTGCATCATGCCCAAGGAAAAGGTTATTAGAGCCGGTTGTTAGTGAGGCACCAGCCTGTATACCAATGAGGGTATTGCTACTACCTGTAGTAACTGCTGAGCCTGCAGTGCGTCCAACCGCAGTATTACTTGCTGCACCATTCTGAGTTTTAAGCGCCTCACGGCCTATGGCTACGTTGTTGGCTGATGTTGTTTCAGAGCCTAAAGCATTGACCCCGATTGCAACATTTTGACCGCCTGTAGTCAGAGCATCACCAGCAAGACTACCGATGAGAGTGTTCTCAGTTGCCGTGGTGACTGACGCACCTGCATCGTATCCCACTGCTGTGTTGTAAACATTTGTTGCCGAAGTAAAGTTTTGATTCTGTAAAACACCATAGCCTACCGCAACTGACCTTGAACCAAGAGTGTCTGTAGTTAGTGCTGAACGCCCTAAAGCCGTGTTTCGGTCTGCATCAGTAAAAGCATCACCAGCACGCGCTCCAAGAAAGGTGTTGTTTACGCCCGTGGTGAGAGCTAGACCTGCGCTATGACCAACTGCTGTATTCAAACTATCCGTAGCCGTTGTGAAGTTTTGACTAGCTAAAGCATCTTGACCAATAGCTACGCTTTTTGACCCTAATGTATCTGTGAATAACGCATCTCTACCTACAACGGTATTTTCTGATCCAGTAGTCAAAGCGGTACCCGTACGCGCTCCCAAGAGGGTGTTTTTAGTTCCCGTGGTGACGTTTGTGCCTGCATCAACCCCTACTGCCACATTGAAAGCATCTGTAGCTGTGGTGAAGTTTTGCAAAGCTAAAGCCGCATTACCAATAGCTACTGATCTGCTTCCTAACGTGTCCGCACCTAATGCGGCAACCCCCATTGCTACATTTCTAGTACCTACAGTGATCGCATCACCCGATAGGCTTCCAACAAGAGTGTTCTGCTGTCCCGTGGTAACTGCGGCTCCTGCTGCATAACCAACTGCCGTATTGTAAGAATCTGTAGCCGAAGTGAAGTTTTGTTCATTTAAGGAAAAAGTACCTACAGCTACAGATTTACTGCCTTTCGTATCAGCAGTTAACGCTTGATACCCTAGTGATACATTGCTGGCTCCAACCGTGAGTGCATCGGCAGCAAGACTACCGATGAGAGTGTTCTGAATGCCTGTGGTAACTGCTCCACCCGCGTTGTATCCTACGACAGTATTATAATTACCACCGCTTGCAATGCTGTTACCTGCGTTGACACCTATACGGACGTTGTTTGTTCCTGCTGATGCGGTGATGATGTCTGCACCGTCTGCAAAGGTTACATCGGCTGCGAAGTTTGCTGCGCCGTCAACGTCTATAACGTCTAGGTTTGCAGTGCCGTCAACATCAATGTCACCAGAGATGTCTAGGGCTGTACCTATTAATGTTTGTGTAAATGTAACTTGACCATTGGCAGCTATGGTCATTGCATCTACATCTGAAGCAGAGCCAATAGTTTTACCATCGCCAATAATTATATCGTCAGTAAATGTGGCAATGCCTGTTACGGCTAGTGTAGATGCTATACTTACGTTGCCTGATGAACCTTCTAAAAAGAAAGCATTAGTATTACCATCGGACTCAATACGGAAGTCTAGGTCAGCACTTTGTTCATTAAATACAGTTTCTGTAGGGGTTACTAACAGGCGTGAATTAGAAGAACCAGCAGTCAACGTAGATAGTTCTAAAGCAAAGTCTTCAGAGCCATTAGATACATCTGTTATTTGTGAAGTTATCTGACCGTAGTATGTTTTCTCATCGGCATCGTTTTTACCTGAGAAGTACACTTGACCAGTTAAGTCATTATCCGCTGCTGATACAGAGTTTCTAAATAGATCTAGTATTGGCCCTGCGTTAGCATCAGCAGACGTAGAGATCAAAGCTAATTGAACAGTATCATCGGCTGTAGTAATAGTAGCGTTGCCAGTCAAAGCTGCGTTTGCACCACTAATCTTACTGTCTAACTGAGTCTGTATAGCTGAAGTTACACCGTCTGTGTAATTAAGTTCTGCTGTAGTTGCTGTAACGCCATCTAAAAGATTTAACTCAGTTGCAGTAGAGGTTACACCGTCAAGGATATTTAACTCAGCAGTTGTACTAGTGACTCCATCTAAGATATTTAACTCAGCAGCAGTACTGGTGACTCCATCAAGGATGTTTAGTTCCGCTGTAGTTGACGTAACACCATCTAGGATATTTAGTTCCGTAGCAGAGGAGGTAACTCCATCTAGGATATTCAGTTCTGCTGTAGTAGAAGTAACGCCATCTAAGATGTTTAACTCTGCCGCTGTACTTGTGACACCATCCAGAATGTTTAGTTCTGCTGTAGTGCTAGTAATACCATCAAGTACATTTAACTCTGCTGTAGTAACTGTAGCACCATCTAGTATCTCTAGTTCTGCTTCACTAATTGTAGCGGAACCTATAGTAAATGATGTAAGGATAGTAGGGGTAGTAAGCGTCTTGTTCGTAAGTGTCTGTGTACCTGTAAGAGTAGCTACAGTGCTGTCAATGGCTAGAGTAACACCAGTACCAGAAGCAGTAGAGGTAACACCAGTGCCACCCAAGATACCTAGAGACTCAGAGTCCAAGTCAATGTCAATACTAGCAGAACCATCAGTAACATCTAAGTCCTGTGCTGTTGTAGTTGAGTCTACATAGGCTTTAACGGACTGTTGTGTAGGCACAAGCACAGCACTGTTAGAGGACATATTGTCTTCATCTACCCAGCCTGTAATAGTAATGGTGCCGTCATTTAAGGAACCAAAAGTAGTAGTGCCTGTTAATGTTACATCGTTAATGTCTGCTTTAGTTGCTGATGCAGTTGCAATGTTATTAAACTCTGCATCTATCTCAGTACCTTTTACAATCTTTCCAGCATTGCCTGAAGGTAACGAATCTTTAGCTGCAAAGTTAGTTGTTTTTGTGTAATTACTCATTAAATTAGTCTACCTATAATAGCTTCTGTATTTAGTTCTTGTATGGACAATGCTCTGCCGTCTATTGTAGCGTCTATACCAATAGTAGCTACCTTACCTGATCCTCTAGCTTTTAACTTTGCAACGTCAATAACAATAGTTGCACTGTACTCTGAAGCCGCTACGTTATACTCTGCTACTCCATACTCAGCTATCAAACTTGTGGCTACAGTAAACGCTTGCTTACTATAGCCTTCTGTATAGTCATAGGCCCAGTTAGCTACTAGCTGACTACCTGACCCACCTATAAGAGTTAAGTTAATTTCTTTAAGCATCTTTACTCTGGAAGGATCACCAAAAGCTAGAGGCTGTGTGTAGTACTTCATTATGTAAGTGCTGGTGTTGTCTAAATATCCAAAGTACCTAGATACACCGGATACACCTCCAAAGTATAGTTCTCCTCCAACGTCATCTCTAGCAGCCGTTAAGATACCAGTAGTAGGCCATGTTGTAACTCTGTTACTCCCGTCCTCTAGTTTACTTCTTACATCAAAACAGTAAACAATCTTAGCGGTTACAGGGAATATTAAAAGATAAAAAGCATTCTCTACGCTGTATACAGATTTAATGTTACCTGTTTCAAGAGTAGTGTTATAAACAAGTTCATCTCTAATGCTTCTAGAGACATCTCCAATAGGGTTAGACTTTTCTTGTATAACTCTACCTAAACTACGGACACCAGAGCTAGATAAGAAAAACAAGTCTGAGCCTGTAGACTGTACGCTGTCTCTAGCTACACAGCCTATGTTTGTAATAGTGTCCTGTAGCGTCATAGAAGACGGTGAGGAAGCACCTGAGTAAAGTAGTATGCTACGCTTACCAAAGATAACCAATAGGTCATTAAACTCTGCTAGTGCAGTAATCTCATCATGTCCTGTAGGCCATACAGATGTAACATCTAAACTACCAGTGCTGCCCCCTGTCCACGCATGACCATTAAGACTATCAGACCAGTAAACAGTGTGTTTATTATTTACAATGTCAGCAGCCCAAATCCTACCAAAAGCCGCTAGAGCCTCATTAGCCTGCGGTGGTGTGCCTGTAGCATGGCTATGGTCACTCATAGCTGCTAGTACACCGGAGCCAGACTCATCTGTGTATATCAGAGGCTCATGCGCTGACTGCCAAAAGTACGCATGGTTAGCAAAGTTTATAATCTTCCAATTGTTAGCTGATACTGTATAGCCACTTGGAGTTATGTCTGTAAGGCTAGAAGTGCCTGTAAATATCTTATTGTTACCAGTAGAGAACACTACAGTTGTACCACTGTAATCTACATACTGGAATAGGTTCTCCTT